ATGTCAGTCATAAGTTTTATCCTCTTCAGGGTTGATTGTGGGCAACTTGTTTGCTACCCATGAGTCAGAACATATAGACTAGGAGAATGGTTGTCAATGGACTTCTTTAAAACTAAACCGTACCAACACCAGATCACCGCCCTCGAGCGTGGTTTAAACGCTCGTTCATACGCGTATCTTATGGAGATGGGCGCTGGTAAATCCAAAGTTTTGATCGACAATCTTGCCGGTCTCTACCTCGAAGGCAAGGTCAACTTCGCTCTGATCATTGCACCCAAAGGCGTGTATCGAAACTGGGTGACCAAAGAAATCCCCAGTCACATGTCCGACAAAGTACCGCATCGAATCATTCGGTGGGTGGCAAACCCGAACAAGAAACAAGAGGCAGAGCTCAAGTCAGTTCGAGAATCTTTCGATGGGCTGACCATCTTTGTCATGAACGTCGAAGCTTTCTCCACTGTCAAAGGCAAGACTGCAGGTGAGTGGTTGGCTAAGAACTTTGGACAGAACGGACTCATTGGCATTGACGAATCAACCACCATCAAGAATCACAAAGCCAAGCGCACCAAGTCTCTTGTAAAGATTGCGCAAGGTTTTGCCTACCGCAGAATCCTGACAGGTTCTCCTATCACCAAGTCACCCATGGACATCTACTCTCAGTTCGAGTTCCTCGGACCTCGGCTCTTGGGCTGCGATAGTTATTACGCTTTCCAAGGACGCTATGCTGTCACGCAGCAGAGAAAGATGGGTGCACATTCTTTTCAACAGATCGTCGGCTATCGGAACTTGGAAGAGCTGACATACAAGATTGATCAATATGGGTACAGGGTTCTGAAGAAAGATTGTCTGGACCTTCCAGAGAAAACTTACACCGCCCGCTACGTGTCACTGACAGACGAGCAGCTTCGTATGTATGAGCAGCTGCGCAAGCTTGCCATGACCATGCTCGATGACGGGTCACTGGTCAGTGCTCCCGCTGTCATCACCCAGTTGCTTCGCATGCAACAGGTCATCTCGGGTCACCTCAAGACAGACGATGGCGACATCGTAGAGTTTCCCACACGCAGACTCGAGGCTGTCAAAGACATGATCGATGAGCACGACGGCAAGGTCATCATCTGGTCACGCTTTCGTTATGACATCCAAGCGTTGGTGCGTGAGTTGAACGCAACCTATGGCGAAGGTTCCGCCGCTGCATATTACGGTGACACACCTGACGATGAGCGGAATGAGATCGTACAAAACTTTCAAAACCCTGATCATCCATTGCGTTTCTTTATCAGCAACAAGACAGGTGCCTATGGCATTACGCTGACGGAGGCAAATCTTTGCATTTATTACGCAAACGACTTTGATCTTGAAACGCGTATCCAATCTGAAGACCGCGCACACCGCATTGGTCAGAAGAACAACGTTACCTATGTTGATCTCGTAGCACCTGGCACCATCGATGAGAAGATCGTGGAAGCACTGCGCAAGAAGATTGAGATCGGTGCCACCGTCCTGGGTGAAGAAGCACGTCAATGGCTGAACCTCAAACCACAGAAGGATTTGTTATGAGCAAAGACTACACCGAAGAAGAGAACGCAGAGATCATCGAGATCTTCGTGGACTACAGGCGTGGGCTGCGCACACTGAAGACAGCAACAAAGGCATTGGAGAAGTATGGGTTTGTTGAACCTGTCGCCGAGCTGTTGCTTCGTGCAATGAAAAGAGAGAACGTCATCGACATCCGGGGCTACCTGAACATGCCAGAGAAGTTGCTTAAAGGTAAACAGCGGGAGTGGGAAGAGAAGGGCTACGACATTGCAAAGCGGAACTTGCGTAAAGACCCCGAGTAGAGTATAAAAAGCCAACAATAATAGAGGTACACATGTCTAAAGAAGCACCTAAATTCCGTAACGTCGGTCTGCTATTAGAGGACCATGAGAAACTGCGCCAACTTGCCGACCGTGAACAGCGTTCGATGGCGCGTCAATTGTCCGTCCTGATTCGTCAGGCCCTCGAGGAAACCGAACATGCGTAACATCGACGAGATCATTGTCCACTGCACCGCAACCCGCCCCGATTGGTGGTCAAACAAGAGTGCGGAGGAAAAGGTCCGTGAGGTTCGCGACTGGCACGTGTCTGGAAACAAATGGTCAGATGTGGGGTATCACTGGTTGATCGATCGCGATGGTACTGTTGTGCCTGGTCGCCCCGAGGAAAAAGCAGGAGCGCATTGCCTTGGGCATAATTCCAATTCGATCGCGATCTGTCTCTTCGGTGGGCATGGCAGCACGAAGACCGACAGGTTTGAAGATCACTTCACACCAGCCCAGGCGAAAGCTCTTCGCCGCTTGCTCGCCGATATTCATGGTCGGTACCCGACGATCTCGAAAGTCTCGGGCCACAACGAATACGCCAACAAAGCGTGTCCGGGATTCCAGGTGAAGCCATGGCTGGAAAAGAAGGCGGCTCCCGAACCTCGGACCTCGCTCACTCAGTCGAAGACATTGCAGGCCTCGCAGGTTACGAAGATTGCAAGTGCTGCCACCCCTGTGGTTGGAGCAGTCGCTGGGCTCGAGTGGCCGAATCTGCTGATCCTTGGCGGTCTTGCTGTGATCATCCTGATTGCCACGGGCGTGATCGATGTGGAGCGGATCAAGAAATGGAACGCAGGTGATCGCTGATGTTTCTCCTGGGTAAATTGAAAATGTATCTGGCGGCGGCGGGTGTCATTCTCGCCGCCTTTATTGCTGCCTACTTTAGAGGACGGCGGGATAGTCTGCATGAGTATGAGCTCGAGGCTGACAAAGAGCTGATCAAAAAGCTGCGGACGGCGAAGGATGTTGAAGATGAAATTGAAGCACTTGATGATCCCTACCTTGTCGATCGCGCTTCTCGGTGGGTGCGCAAAGATCAGAGGTGATAGCTATTGTGAGTTGTCGGCACCAATGTATTTCGGAGCCGACGAAACAGTAGAGTGGCTTGTACAAAACGACAGAGAGCTGCTCGTCGATATCATCATTCACAATGAGACGACGAGCAAACTCTGCGATTAATAAAGGCTCTCTTCAAAGGGGTCGATGTCGAAGTCATTGATCGACACGGCCCACACACGATGCGATGAACGCTTCTGCGATGGATCCTTGAACACGTCAGCCATAGCAATCCGCTTCGCTGCCCACAGCCCAAGGCAAAGTGTCTGAACCTCGCCTGCTGTGCGGCCTACCAAGCGAGCCAGTGTCGCTGTACGCATTGGGCCAATCGTATCGAGTTTCTCCACAATCAGGTCCTCGATGCGCTGTTCTTCGATCACCTCTTCGTCGTCCTCGATGGGCTCGGGCTCGTCCGACACGTCATCGAAGATCGAACCTAGAACCTCGACCCGCATTGCCCTCCATGGAATGGTGGACCGCTTGTCCTCGTAGTTGGGCAAAACGAAAGCCATGACACGGTCCCCTGGCTTTACCTTCATTGCCTGTACGATCCGTTGGTTGATAAACACACCCTCGCCTTTGTCTACTGTAATTCCGAAGGCGCTTCCTGAGTATGCAATGTCATCGACCAAAACTTCGCGCTTGTTTACATCAGTGTACATTTGGGATTTGTCCTTTCATTTCTTCGTACATAATCTTGCCTTGTTCCCAGAGGAGTTGGACGTAGTGGTCGCCTTGCTCCTCCTCGTCAAACAACTCATAAGACAGAGCTATCAGCCTTGTAACCATGAGCGTTGTAACCACTTGCGGATCAGCGTCCCGCATCTGCCACGCCTCGAACAGCTTCGACATCTCCTTGGTCAGAGCGTCCACCTCTGCGTTGACATAGTCCCTGTCATCAGAAGAGCGGGTCATACATTTCTCCTCGCGCCTGCATTGCTCTCAGCCGTTCCAGATCACGAGCCTCGGCCTCGGCGCTCTTGCCTTCCCACTCTTTATCGATCAACAACCTCTCGATCCGTTTGATCTCACGACTGACCAACACCAGATCCTTCAACTCGTTTACGTTCATACTCATCCCTTACGATTTCTGTGATATATTCTGCAAGTGTATCACATCCTATACGTGATGCGTCAACAACTAACCACTCGATCTGTTCCAAAGACAGCGCGTCAATGACCTTGCGCAGGGTTCCAAACTTCAGCCCGTTCCCGCCCATCATTTTTGTGATCTGATAAGATTTAGACTTGGGTTTTGACATCGGTATCACACCAACTTGTCGGCCCCGTGTGATGGCAGCTGACACTGCGGCTGTACTCTTTCCAACCTGCTCAGCTATCAGGTGACGATCCATCCCATTCAGGTGTAGTTTCCATATTTTCTTTGTTGTTTCGCTCGTAACTTTTCCCCTCATCCGCCTTCTCCACCATGTTCATTAAAGCTATGCATTCCACCACGTCGTGGTGCTTCGTGTGATTGATGTTCTTGAAGTCCTCCTTGAGGATCTCCAACTTGCGGCGCAACCTACGCCACGCTGCTTGTCTTGTTTCCTGATCAACCATTCTTGTTCCTCGCTTCTCGGACCTTGGACCTCTGCCTTTCTTCCTCGGTCAGCGCACGAATCTTTTGCACTGTCCCGCAGGGCAGTGGCGGATTCTCGCCGACAGGTTCATCAGTCCAGTGATCTGATTCTTGGTACTGGGTCGTGCTCATAGATCGTCCCCTTCATCATCTCCCGACTCTCGCGGGACGCTCCATTTGCAAAGACCACCTGACGCATGACGCGTGACTCGGCCTTTGCTGCTGCCTTCAAAAGCTTTGCGTATAGTTCCTCGAACCGCTCACTCTTCGACATCGTACCTTGTCTTCCACTCTTCAAGCTCGATCACAGTCAGTTCATCGCTGCCACAGGCAGGACAATGCGAATTTATAATCGCATTCAGCGTGTCCAAACTCAATGGAAATTCTGCCGCCTTCCATTCGGCGAAGCACTGCTCGCAGCGCAGTTCTAATAGTTTACTCATTGTCTCGCTCCTTCATGATGCGGCGAAGGCGGGCTATGCCATTGAGCAAAGTCCTACGCTTCACAGTCTTTCCATGGCTGATTGGAATCGTGTTCTTTCCCTCGACCCTCAGCACAGCGTGTTTTTTCTTATGGACCAACTCATAGTCCCATCCGTTTTCCTCAAGCACCTTTTTTATTTCCTCTGGTATATACGTCATACTCTTGCTCCCATTCTCTTACAGTGTGAAATATTTCGTAGTCGTGTTCGTACTTCTCGCGGACAAGATCGAAGAGTTTATGTTCGATGACCTCCTCGAAGTCCCAACGATTCTGGCTCTTGTTCAGATGCGGAGGGTTGCCTCCCTTGTATCCCATGTGCTTCAGCGCCTTGCCAATCTTTCCCATGCTAAACAGATCAAGCTGCTCCCATGGACAGTCGAGCCAAGAAGCTTGCGTCATGAACACAAAGTCTTCTGCCGCTTTGAAGGACCGATCGATCGCCTCGTCCAACGTCACGTCTGTCGTGCCCGCCCAACGATGATTCAAGCCAGACACAAAACGCTGCGATGGATTGCGCACAATCGCCATGATCCGCATCGTCTTCGAACGCTCCACCCCATACTTCGATGCAACCAATTGCTTGAGCCTACTGGCCCGAGCATGGCCCGCGAACAGGTTTTGACTCTGCTCTGGGTAGGTGGTGTTGATGGCGTGTTCCAGTGAATGCGTCCCGTTCTTCGGGATGCAAACCACGCCAAGGTTCATCTGTTCTATGTACATTCGTTAATCCTTTCTCTTCTCGCAAAACTAATCTTGTACCTCGGACCTCGGTCCTCTATCTACGTTCGGCAGGCCGAGGCAGACATCAACACATTCGAAAAGACCAAGCGGTTTTCATATCGGACGTGCTACCTAATGCGCTATTAGAACGACTGGTCTCGGTCTGCACGATGATCCATCTGCTGCGCCTCCTTGAATGTCATCTCGTCAACCAGCGCATCCGTCTCAACCCATGCCAGTTTGGCTTTCAGCTCGGCGTTCTCGGCCTCAAGAGCTTCGATGCGGTCGGCGCACTTCATCTTCAGTTCGCAGTCCACTTGATACATATACGTGGTCTCACGCAGTTTCTTCGCTAGATCGTCACTCATCCTTGCCTCCTGTCAGTGCCGCAATATCATAAGTATCCCCTGACCACTGGCAGTTATCGCAGTGGTATCCATCTGTTAGGCCAAGACAAATGGTGCATGACTTATTGACGCAATACATTTCCGATAGCTGATTGCCGCAGATCGGGCAGTCAGAAGATGATGGTTTCCAACCATGGTCTACATCTTCCTCTGACATCCAATAATCTTGTTGGTCAGTCATCCTTGCCTCCTGTCAGTTCTGCGATGGTGTGCTTGCAAATAAGATATGCGCTGTTGTAATCCCTATCCTCCAGATCAGATTTAATCTCGGACAGTGCCTCCACCGCCTTCGCCAGTTTTGCTTCTAGTTCTTCGATGCGGGCCTGCAACGCAGATAAATCATTCCCCAGTTTCGCATTATCCGCGACAAGGGCCTTCCAGTCATCCTCTGAATACCAAGTCAGGCCATCCACAATCATTGTTGTCAGGGGTTTAATCATCACACTCTCCATAATATCCACGGCT